TATAACCAAGGTTTTCTAGGATTTTTTTCATGTTGTTTATTTCAATCAAAATCTGGAAGCTCTCCTGGCTCTGATTCGTCTATGTCGGCATGTCCATTTGCAGAACGAACAATATCTCTTAAATCTCCACGCTCAGTAATATTGAAATTTGCAAAATTTAAATTTATAAAATTCTTTCTAAGGGTATCTCCAACTTGAATCGGTTCCAGCGCTCCAGCAATATCTTTGCCTAGATGGCGAGACTTTATACCTACGAGCTTGTGCGTCCCAAAGTTTGACCCTTCGGTCTCTATTTCATCAGCAGTTTTACTTCTTAAAATAAACATGTGAGAACAAAACTGAATAATTCGGTCAGATAGGGAAACAGTGCTTTCGTCATCTACCACATTCTGAGCATTCCTGTTGTTTGTTATTCCCAACCTATTAGATTGAACGGAAGTTATCATAGGTATTATGGGTTCTCCTTCGTGAAGGATTTCTTTTTGGACACACTTTTTAAACTTGTCTACCATCTCTCCAACCACTTGCCATTCATTTTTGTTTGCAGAAGATTCGGTAGTTGTTTTGATATAATCAAAAGAAAATATCATTTTGTTTCCTCTTCCAACTCTTGAAAAATAAAAACGTTTTAATGTATTAACCATTGAATCAACATCCAAGCCGCCAACATTATAATAATAAAATTTTAGGTTTTTAACTTTTGGCCAAACACTTCTTACTTTTGTTACTACGTCTTCTCCAGCTTGTCTCCATTTGCCGCTTTCCAACAAGTGCATAGGGACACCAGATAAAGAAGCACACTGACGCATGATTAATTCTTCTTTACTCATTTCTCCATTATCAAAGTGAAGCACTGGGACATCATACTTTAAACTTACTTTGGTAGCATAGTCCATACAAAACTGAGTTTTTCCTACGCCAGATCTAGCTACAATAACGGTAATATTTCCTGGCCTCAAAAGAGATCCGTAAATATTATTTACCGTAGGATGTGGACCCATCATTCCAAACTCAACAACAGGATTGTTGCCTCGATCTTCTACAAGGTTTTCCATTTCGTCATAAATGTTTTCAGGCAGGTCGTCTCCAGCCTCATAAAGATTTATTTTTGAGTTATAAACGTGGTCAGCTTTCTCTACAATTTCAGAATAAGGAATTTCTGGAGACATTTTCTTCATCTCAGTAGCCACATCCTGGGCGGCTTTATATATACCCCTCCTTACGGAAATCTTTTTTAGTTCTTTTGCTGTTTTAAGAACATTACCTTCTGGAACTTTTCTTAAAGCTAAAGATTTAATATAATCAGATGGGTTTAAATTATCCGCAAAAGATAAACCTATACCAGCTATTCTTTGAGCTACAATAATTTCATCCACATCTTCACAAGATTGGTGAGCTTGTTTTATTACTGTGAATATAGTTTTGTGAAGATTACTTTCCTCGGAATAAAAATCGTCATTGTCGATAAAGTCAGATATATCAGAAAAAGAATCTGAATCTTTGATTAACCCAGCTAACAGCTGCTTCTCTAGCTCTAAATTATAAATCATGTATTTAAATAGTTTTTGTCTCTTTTTCTAAAGAGAAATCTGACAAGGTCTTTTTTAAACCTAACTCGACGATAGAAGAATCATATTTTGTGTAAATGGTTGGACTCCCATTTTCTGTGCATAACACAAGTATAAAACCTTTATATTTATCAACTCCACCACTAAACTCATAAAGTTTATCGATGAAATTTTCTGGTATTGAGAACTCTATATCTTCTTCTTTCATAAATCTATATCTTGATCACTGAAAAGTGATGCATTTACAACATCGGTACTGTAAATCTCTACCATCTTTATACCATTAAATTCGCAGAAGTCAAGCTTCTTTTGGTCTCTTTTCAATTGATCTAAATATTTTAATCTGTTTTTATGAAAATGTTTTACATACTTTATGTGCTGATCGCCTTGCACTTCTATAGCAATACGTCTGTTAGCGTTGTAAAAGTCTATAGATAGCCTTGTCCCCACTATTCTGAACTCTTCAAATACAACATCATTAATCCAATAATCCCTAAGAAAGTCTTTTACATTGTTTTGGAATTTGCTTCTGCTTTTTGATTTCCAATTAATTAGATATTTTTTGGCGTTTTTTAGATTTCTTGGTTTCCCTAGCGGGTCAAGAAATTTCATGTTAATTCTGCTATTGCATTTTTGAAATATTTAACAAGAAAATCAGAAAGGTTTTTATTATCTTCTATTAATTTAAACAAGTTGTTTTCTCCTTGTATTTTTTCTGGAAACTCAAGTTGGTTTTCAATTAGGAGATCTTTAAAGTCTTCGGTTGCGGATATCCAAGCTCCTCCCTTTTTAAGAAATTCCCAAGCATACATTAGGTCAATGATTTCTTTTTCAATCCATATGGAATTACCTCCCTTCCTACCATATCTCAATGGGTAAGTTATCCTAGAGTTTGTTTTTTCATTGGGAGACTTTTTAACCGTGACAACAGCGAAGTGACCAATGGCTGGGTTTTTTTGCATGTCCATTTTTTTAATAGACGGGTTTTGCAATATCACATCTTTGTTAAATCTTGGTTCAAACTCAATAATCCAATTGGCAAAGTGAAGCAGCGCATTGCCTCCTGTAGCGCTTGTCTGTCTAATTGGGGCTTTTGTGTATGGGTCAAGTTTGATGTCCGCCCTAACTTGGGAAATGAAGATTGCCATGTGACCTCGCTTCGCTAAGGCGATAGACATTTTTTTCATGAAGGTACCTGCAATTACAGCACCGCCAGCAATCTTAGAAGAGTCCTCAAAACCCTTATCCATATCATTCTTTGGTATGAGCCCATCTACAGAATCAAGAACAAAACAATACTTAGTATCATTCTCATTGTCCGCTACAAGTTGTCTCATTAGATCAACTGCTGTTTCATAAATATTAGACTCAAATACAAAACATGTTCCATCAACCCAATCTTTGGCATTGAAAACAAATGTAAGGCCAGATCTCTCTCTCATTTCTTTAGAGAGTCTTCCTTCGGCTTTGATATAAACCCCTTTAGACCTCGGCAATGTATTTAGGAAATTTTTTACAACCTCTAATGCTTCTGATGTTTTGCCTCCCTCATTCATTCCGCAGAAGCGATGAAGTCCAGGTCCAAAACCACCTCCTAATTGTAGGTCAAATTGCAAAGAACCGCTTGATACTTTATAATCAATTTCTTCTTCAAAATTATAGTGGTCATCTTTGTTCGCTTTAAGAAACCTATCTAGCAGATTAATTGAATTGTTTTGTTCGTTATTGCTCATCTAAAAAGTTTTTGATTGTTTTTTTCTTTGTTATTTTTGTGTCTTCTCCACACTTCTCACCTATATTATATTCTTCATATTTGTTTTTGTCAAACTTATAATTAAAAGCTCTCCATTTTTTATCCATAGTATCCCTTAATTTAGGGCTAAGAAGGTATGCAAAAGAATCTAATTTCTTATAAAAGCTTACTACATCCATAAATTCGAGAGAGTAGCGATTACATAAATCATTGAGTAACTTCATCTCCCTAGCATAGAACATTCGTTTGCTTAATTTTGGCTCATTTAATAAACGAAGTATGATTTTTCTTTTGTTTATTTTAGGTTTCGCTGGAACCTTACTTCTTTGTTTTTTAATTTTAGTTGGTTCTCCAAAATTAAATCCACAATTACAAGCCAGAGTTCTTACCCCAACAAAGACATTACACTCTGGGCATCTTTTTTTACCTCTAGGCATGGTATAGATCTTATAACAGATCTATATCTTTGTCAACCATTTTTTTAACAAGACCGCAAAAGTCCGTTTTCCTTGTCCAGCCCATTTCTTTTTCTGCAAGAGTTGGGTCGCCAAGTAGTAAATTAACTTCTGCTGGTCTATAATATTTTGGATTTATTTTAACAAGAAGTTTGTCGCAATGATAATATTTAGAGTGTGAGCCTTCACCTTCCCAGCGGCACTCGTCTGGATTAAAACCAGCAAATCCAAAAGCAGACTCAACAAACTCACGAATGGTATATGTTTCTCCTGAAGCTAATACGTATTCTTTTGGTTTTTCTTGATTCAACATTAGCCAAATTCCAGCCACAAAGTCTTCAGCATCAGACCAGTCCCTTTTAGCTTCAAGGTTTCCAAGCTCAAGAGGGATAACTTTTTTGCCGTCTCTCATCTCCTTAACAATTTTAGCAACACCTTTTGTGACTTTTCGAGTTAGAAACTCTTCACCTCTTCTTGTTCCTTCGTGGTTAAATAACCAACCCTGAACTGCATAAAGATCATAAGAATCACGCCAAACTTTAACTAGATGTCTAGCGGCAGCTTTAGATGCCCCATACGGGCTTCTGGGGCGTAGTGGGTGCGTCTCATCCTGTGGGGCTGTAACTACGTCGCCGAACTCTTCAGAGCTCCCTGCGTTATAATAGTGGCACTCTGGGCAGTGTTTGCGAATAGCCTCAAGTTGGTAAAGAACAGCCATGCAATTTGTATTCATATGATTTTCTGGCATGTCCCAGCTAACACCAACAAAAGAGTTAGCGGCGAAGTTAATAAAATAGTCTGGTTTTTCTTCTGAGATAACACGATTAACATTTGACTGGTCTGTTATATCTAAGTCAATAAGTTTAAATCGCGTTTCGTTTTCTAGGTGTTTTATGTTATCGTGGTTCTTAACACTTAAACGACGAACTCCAGCTATGACTGTGTG